TCAATATGCAACGTGCCATACTCGCACAGTTTTTACAAACTAAAGGGCACGACACAGAATTCATACAAGATACTATTGATACGTATGAAGACTCTGGGAAATTACTTGCAAATGCTCAGCGTGCAAAAAGTCATCTTGCTAAGTTCCAAGAAGAAGAACAACAACTACTGATGCAGACACAGCAGCAACAGTACGAAGAGCAGCAAGAACAACAGCAGCAGTTCTGGGGTGAGGTCGCTGACCAAATCGAATCAGGAAACGAATTTGCTGGTGTTAAGATCCCAGATAGAGAAAAATCAAACTTCTTCGATTACATATCTCAACCTGTAGGTGATAGTGGGGAAACTCAACGCGACCTAGACTATCAAGAAGCGGGAACGGATGTCAAACTAGCTATAGATTATATGCTGTATAGTGGGTTTGACCTTAACGGTGTAATCGAAAAAAAGGCGAAAACTCAAGCCGCTCGTAATCTAAGAGACAGAATTGTTTCAAACGAAGAGAGAGTCAAGAGTGCTCGCAAACAACAACGTAGTTCTAGGAACGTCGACTTCGACCAACTAGATCTCGGTAGCATATTACAATAAACAACTAACTTAAATTAGAAAATCATGGCTCTAACACAAGTACTGAAAACGTACTACAACGACCAGCAGATGACCGACACAAACTCGTTGGTCAATGCGCTTATGGAGAAGCCCGAAGAGCTCTCCCCAATTATTACTCACCTCGCAGGCCGAGAAGAGAAGAAGTTCCCCCTGTCTTTCATGACGGAAGGTGTGGGTAACACTCGCTCTATTGACCGCTTTGAGTATGAGTACCGTGTGAAAACTCACGAAGTGAATGTTCGTCCCGTGTCTAACGCAACCAACTTGACGGCTGCACAAGGTGCTAATGGACAGATCTTCAAGATGACCTTCCCGGACAAGTTCTTTATCTTCCCCTACACTCTCGTGTCTCAATCTGGTGTGCTCGCACGCATCATGGCGGAGCCCCAACCTGTAGCTGGTGGATATGAATACTCTTTGAAGCTCGTTTCTCCCGACCAAGCTAGCATGCCTGCTGCTGACGTAGCTAACGGTGCTTTGTTCGGTATGTTGTTCGCTTCTGTGGGAATTGACTTCTCGAGAGGTAACGCATCCAACTGGACGGCACCCGGCCTCGTTCGTTCTAAAATCGGTACGGTTCGTAAGTCTTACCACATGTCTGGTAATGCTAAGGACTATGTTGCTCAGTTCGAACTCCCATTGAAAGAGGGTTCTTCCACTAAGTTGTGGATGGACTACGAGGAGTACCGTCACATGCTCAAGTTTAAAGAAGAGTGTGAGATGTACTACTGGTATGGTCAGAAGACCTACGGTAGCAACGGAGTTAATGAGATGCTCGACGAAAACGGTCAGCCAGTTCTTGCTGGTCCTGGTCTGTTTGAGCAAATCATCAACAAGGACACTTACTCTACGTTGACCCAGAAGAAGATTGAGAACACTATCGGTGACTTGTTCTACGGCATGACTGATGCTACAGACAAGCAGGTTACTCTCTTTACTGGTGTAGGTGGTGCACGTGAGTTCGATAAGGCGCTGCGTAACTACTACAGCGATACGAACAACTCTTACCTGCGTACCACTGAATCTAAGTTCATTACCGGTAGCGGTCGTAGCTTGGGTATCACTGGTTACTTCACGTCATACGACCACATTGATGGTCACCGCGTGAACGTAGTTAAAGTTCCTTTGTTTGACCACGGTCCTGTTGCTCAGGCTTCTCGTAAGCACCCTGAGACTGGCTTGCCGCTGGAATCTTACAGAATGACGTTTGTCGACCAGTCTTCTTACGACGGAGAAAACAATCTCCAGATGATAAATAAGAAGGGTCGTGAAATGTTGCGCTGGTGTGTTGCTGGTTCTGTTGTGCCAAAAGGCTTTGCAGAAACTGACACCCGCGCTAGTGACATAGACGGTGCATCTGTACACATGTTGAAGACGGCTGGTATCCTGCTCCGCAGATTCGATACTTCGCTTGATCTCCAGTGTGTGGCATCGTAATTTGTGTTTGGTTTGCATAGGGGGG